CGGTATTCGAACCGCTCCTCCCGCCGCGCCGAGAGGGCGGCCCGCGTTTCAAGGGCGCGCACGGCGGCCGCGGATCCGGAAAGTCCCGATTCTTCGGCGGGCTCCTCGTCGATTACGCGATGACCTACCGCGGGCTCCGATGGGTTTGCATCCGCGAGACGCAACGCTCGCTCAAGTTCTCGTCGAAACTCCTCGTCGAGGACGAGATCCGCCGACAGGGCGTCGGCCGCTACTTCCGGATCCTCCGCGACGAGATTCGAACGCCGGGCGGCGGGCTCATCATTTTCGAGGGAATGCAGAACCATACGGCCGACTCGATCAAGTCGCTCGAAGACTTCGACGGGGCATGGATCGAGGAGGCGCAGAAATTCTCGTCGCGGTCGTGGGAGCTCATCACGCCGACGCTTCGCAAGCCGGGCTCCGAGGTCTGGGCGTCATGGAACCCGACGCAACCGACCGACCCGATCGACGCTTTCTTTCGCGGGCCGACGCCGCATCCGGAGGCCGTCGTCGTCGAGGCGAATTGGCGGGATAACCCATGGTTTCCGGAGGACCTCCGGATCGACATGGAGCACGCCAAGCGGACCGACCCGGACAAGTGGGCTCACGTATGGGAGGGCGGCTATCTCCGGCTCTCGGAGGCGCGCGTCTTCAAGAATTGGCGCGTCGAGGAGTTCGAGACGCCGGCCGACGCCGTCTTCTACTTCGGCGCCGATTGGGGGTTCTCGATCGACCCGTCGGTCCTCATTCGGTGTTGGATCGACGGCCGCCGGCTATACGTCGATGCGGAGGCCTATCAAGTCGGATGCGAGATCGATCACGTCCCGTTTCTGTTCGCGGGCACGGACGATCCGAAGATTCGCGAGCTCAACCCGCAAGCGGCCGAGGAGCTCGACCGGAAGGGGACGCGCTATCCCGGGATCCCGGGCTCGCCAAAATGGGTCATCACGGCCGACTCAGCGCGACCGGAGACGATCGCCTATCTCAAGCGGCACGGGTTCCCGCGGATGGTCCCGTCGATCAAGGGTCCCGGCTCGGTCGAGGAGGGGATCGAGTTTCTCCAATCGTTCGAGATGATCATCCATCCGCGATGCGTCCATACGATCGACGAGCTCACGTTCTACAGCTACAAGACGGACCCGCAAACCGGGCTCATCCTCCCGAAGCTCGAGGACAAGAAAAATCACGTAATCGACGCTTTGCGCTACAGTATCGAGCGGCTACGCCGCCGGCGGAAGCGCGCCGGGACGTTTTGAGCATGGGGGCACAATGAGCGAAGTTCTCGACCGCAAGGCCGCGGCCGATCCCGGCGTCGCGTGGGACACTCTCCGCGAAAACACGCTCGAGCGTCTCGCTCGCGGCGAATGGCTCGATCATGGCCGGATCGTCGGCGCGGGTCTCGTCGTCCTCGACGGGAAGCGCGCGCGAATCGATCGCGTCCGGGCGGCCCGGCGGATCGACGGCGGGATACAAGTCCGCGTGATCCATACCGTCCGCGACGGCGAGCTCGCGGTCTGTTCGATCGACCCGATCGGCGTCGTCGAGTTTTCGGCGAAGATCGTCGGCGGCGTCATCGAGCCTCGACAGGAGGAATAAGCGATGGCGGTCGATGAGCTCGCGTTGCGACGCGACGTCCTCAAGCGGAACGCCGCGGCGTCGTTCATCTCGCGGACGATCCGGTCGATCTATGCGCGGCTCGCCGGTCAACACTTCAACGGCGACCGCGATCTCTACGACGTATGCGGCTATCCGCGGCACATCGGGCCGGAGGAGTATCTCGGAGCGTACCTCCGCGGGGACCTCGCCGCGCGCATCGTGGACGCCTATCCCGACGCGACATGGCGCGAGCCTCCGACCGTCAAGCGGGACGGAACGAACGAGGGCGACGACGACGATTTCTCGAAGGCGATCGAGGAGCTCGACGAGAAGTTCGGGTTTTGGAGCGTCCTCTCCCGGCTCGACCGGCTCGCCGGTCTCGGGCATTACGGCGTCCTCCTCGTCGGCCTCGACGGCGGAGTCCCGCTCGATCAACCGGTCGAGGGCGGCGGGTTCCGGCTCCTGTACCTCAACCCGGCCGGCGAGGTCCATGCTCAAATCCTCGAGTGGGAGAAAAACGAGCGGTCGCCGCGCTACGGGAAACCGCTCCGCTACCGACTCACGATCGGGCCCGATTGGCAGGGCGTCGGCGGCGCGAACCGGTCCGTAAACGTCCATTGGACGCGCGTCATCCATATCGCCGAGCGCGCGCTCGACGACGAGGCGATCGGCCTCCCGCGGCTCGAGCGGATCTATAACCGCGTCATGGACTGCGAGAAGCTCCTCGGCGGGTCGGCCGAGATCTATTGGCAGAACGCCGCGCAGCTTCGCGCATCGAAAGCGGATCCCGAGGTCGAATGGGATCCCGACGAACAAAAGGCGATGGAGGAGCAATTCGAGGAGCTCTATCACGGGCTCCGGCGCGACCTCCGTCTCCGCGGCGTCGAGCCGCATCAACTCGCCGCGGCCGTCGCCGACCCGAAAGGTCATCTCGACGCGCAACTCGATTTCATCTCCGGGGCGACCGGCATTCCGAAACGAATCCTCATCGGCTCCGAGCGCGGCGAGCTCGCGAGCGAGCAAGATGAGAACAATTGGACCGCGCGCGTCATGGAGCGTCGGACGGGCTACGCGACGCCGCACATCATCCGGCCGACGATCGACAGGCTCATCCGGTTCGGCGTGCTCCCGAACCCGGGCCGCTACGTCGTCGAATGGCCGGAGAGCGACTCGCTCGGCGAGAAAGCGCGCTCGGAGATCGCGAAGGCGAAGGCCGAGGCGGTCTCGGCCTACGTCTCGATCCCGGGCGCCGAGCTCATCGTCCCGCCGCAAGAGTTCCGGCTCTGGCTCGGCGAGTCGGAGATCTCGGAGTTCGAGCCGCCGGAGGAGTCGCTCCTCGACGAGACGGACCCGGACGTCGCCGATCAATTCAGCGGCGCGGCCGGCGAGACGGGGCCGCGCGAGCTCGACGGCGCGCAGTTCCAGGCGATCGCCGGAATCGTCGAGTCCGTCGCTACCGGCAGCATGCCGCCGCAAACGGCGCTGGAGCTTATCCGGGTCGGATTCCCGATCATCCCGGAGGCCTCGGCGCGGAGGATAGTCGAACCGCTCGTCGGGTTCGTGGCGGCGACGCCGGCCGCGACGCCGGCGCAAGTCGCGATGACGGTCAACCGCGCGATTCGCCGCGAGCTCGGCGATCTCGTGAAGAATGCCGCCGCTCGGCCGCTCTACGTCAGGCGGCAAGTGCTCAACGCCGAGGAGCTCATCGCATGGGCGAAGGCTCAAGGGTTCGCGACGACGGTCCCGGCCGAGGAGATGCACGTCACGATTACGTTTTCGCGAGAGCCGGTCGATTGGCTCCGCATGGGCGAGGCCTACGAGGAGGCGCTCCGCGTCCCTCCGGGCGGCCCGCGCGTCGTCGAGGGTCTCGGGCCCGACGGCGCGGCGATCGCTCTACTGTTCAACTCGAGCGCGCTCGCATGGAGGCATGAGGAGATGAGGCGCGCCGGGGCGTCGTGGGATTGGCCGGACTATCAACCTCACGTCACGCTCACGTATCAGGGCGCCGGCCTCGAGCTCGAGGACGTCGAACCTTACCGCGGGGAGATCCTCCTCGGACCCGAAATTTTCGAGGAGATCTCGGACGATTGGTCGATCGAGGAGACGTAGAGCCGATGAAAATCGCATCGAAGAAAGCCGCCGCCCGCGTCCGCGGGCTCATCCGCCGGGCCCGCAAGGCCGGCTGGTCCTTCGCGAATCTCGCCGAGGAGACGGGCGTCGCCGAGCGAACGCTCCGCTACTGGCAGAACGGGACGCGGCCGCGCGCCGATCTCTGCGAGCAAGCGACGGAGCGTCTAGAGGCGCTCGTCTAGTCCCGATGCGCGTCGTCCGCGTTCACGTTCGCGGCCCGCGCCGCTCGGCCGATCCGACGCATACCGCGACGCTCCGCGCGCGCTATGAATCAGACATGGCGCGCCGATTCGAGCGTCTCGCGAAGGCGATCGAGGAGGAGGTCGGCAAGCGGAACGGGTTCGGCCTTATGCCGACGGGGACGCGGGCGGCGAACATCGTCCGGATTCATCGCGGCGAGTTCGAGTTCGTCACGCTCGAGGAGAAAGTCCGGTCGTTTATGCGATGGCTCCGCCGCCGCGCCGACGCCGGGATCCTCGAGATACAGCGCGGAACGCCGCTCGAGCAAGCGGCGCGCCGGTCCTGGCAGAACGTCTACATCGACACGGCCTATCAACGCGGCATCGCCGATGCCGGCCGCAAGCTCCGCGGCGCCGGCGCCGACGTCAAAGAGTCATGGGTCCGCGGCGCGTTTAATCGGCCGGTTCACGCCGACCGGATCGGGATCATCTACACGCGCGCGTTTTCGGACCTCAAGGCGATAACGGAGCATATGGACCGGCGGATCTCTGCGATCCTCGCCGAGGGCCTCGCCGAGGGGTTCGGTCCGATGGACCTCGCGCGAAAGCTCTCGACCGGCGTCCGCTCGATCTCGCGGACGCGCGCGAAGGTCCTCGCGCGGACGGAGGTCATCAACGCGCACGCCGAGGCAACGCTCAACGCATTCGAGGAGGCGCAAGTCGCCGGCGTCGAGGTCGAGTCGGAGTTCGCGACCGCGCGCGACGCTCAAGTCTGTCCGGAATGCGAGGAGCTCGAAGGCCGGACGTTCACGCTCGTCGAGGCGCGCGGAATCATCCCGGT